ATTGAGTAGTTATATTCCATTAGTCGTTCTCCTTAGTAGTAAATAGTGCGCCTTCATTAAGTAAGCCCACTTCCAAATTAAATAGTTCATCAGGTGTTGCAGACTCCAAGTCTACCCACCCTGCACCTTCATTGTCAAATCTAAAAATCTCTACATATCCCATTACTTATCCTCACAATGCTCGTGTCGTGTTTTAGGGGCTAAGACAACTTGACCGCATACGCAAGTATTCATCATACCCGTAGGATACTGATTAGCCTTAGCAAAAGTAGTTCGCATTAGTCTATTTCTCATTATTCACCAACCTTAACTGCTATCGTAGCATAGCGGTCTGACAACCTATTGGGGGTTCTAACGCTGATTAGATAGGCTTCGGTATTTTCTCCATACCATACGCCTTCACGCTTCTCGGCTGATATGATCTCACCCTCAAAGTGGCGAGATAGGGACTTATATGGTTTTCCTATAAGTAGGTTTTCTATTGTGTATAGTTTGGTAGCCATTAGGCGAACCTTCTTTCTTTAATTAACTTGATATAGATATCCTATCATTACCTACTGACATTTATGAAATTACCCGCCAGTAAATCCAAATAGTGAGACGCTCAAGTCTGTGAGAAAAATCACATCGTAACGTAAGGTTATCCACAGCCTGTGGACGACACGCTAGGTAAATTTTCCTAGGCGAAATTTGAGCAGTTTTAAATCTTGCTCAGGATTTTTATTTATTTTATGCTAAAGAAAATTCGTCACGATTACAAGCCGTTATGAATTTATTAAAATCAAATCTTGGGTTATCCTCTGCAAAGTATCCTGCAAATTCATCAACCAAATCGTGATAAGTAAATTGATCACCGATTAAATCTTTATAAGATGAAAGAATCTGAGCAGTGATTACATAGTCTTTTCGTGTCATCATTATTCTGCCACCTTTAGAATTGCATAAGAGCCATTTTTATTTATTTCATCTAATGCAGGCTGAATGCGTGGTGCAAGTAATTCTTTTAGCATTGACTCAAGCATTTCTTTTTGCATTTCCTTAGATAGTGCAAGGAGTTGCTTGCCTACTGGATGAGTTTCGTCTATCTCTGTGATGAAGTTAAGTGAGTGAGGGATTTTTACCATTTTTATTTATTTCCTATTCTTTTAGTTTGTTTGGGTTGTTGTGGATAGTTTAACGCAAGCGCATTGGACTAATTCTATTGTATCGCCTACCACTGACACAGTGGCAAGGGTGTTGCATTCATCGCATAGGGTGATGTACATTATAGAACCGCCTTTCCGCGTAGTGTACCGCTAACGCCTAATGCGTCGCAGGATACTTTTACGGATACGCCAACAGGGAGAGTGTTAGGGTATGTTGTGAGGAATTGAGCAACAGCGCCACGAGATACAAGGCTGATCTTTTTTGTTGAGCCGTTAAAGGTCTCAAGTGTCATAGTGTAAGTCATTTAGTGACTTCCTTTCGTTTGTTGTTTATATAAGCAAGTCTACCAGTTTAGGCAGACATTATCAAATCCAAATTCGGACATTTAGGACATTATTAGTGTGAGATACCTCACAGGCAGTTGATACACTGGCAGCCCTTAGATCGTAGGAGATAGGCAAGGATTTCCTTGCGTGTATAGGCATCTAACCCATAAGAGGACTTAACGCCCCCGTTATGAAAGTCGTGCACGATAGTGCTGAATAGTGTTTCGGTTAATGTAGTCATTTTGACCACCTTTCTTTTTTTATCTTGATACATAGTATTCTAACACCTACCACTGACATTTAGACCCCTTTTCTCGGGCGTGTCGGAATATATTTTTGTGATCTTAAACACATGGGTTATACACATCACCCTGTGGATAACTTTTTCGGCCTAGGTTTTTTATTCGCCCTTCACGAATAAATACATTGAATAAAAAATTAAAGCAACGCAAAAAAAGAATGCAGCATTACCGCTAATAAAAAAGTTACTCATTCTCATCCTCCATTTGCATTATTCCATCCTCATAGTCAAGCAAACCCTGATGATACATTACAGGATCACAATTAAAAAGAATTTCGGATGCGGTGAAAGATGCGTAACCGATTTTTGCATCGGGATAGCATTCATTGAGCAGAGCGTCATAGCCCTCCTTGATTTCTAAATCTTTATCTAATTGGGTCATCATTTATTTTTCTCCTGCTCTAATAGATCGTTAGTAAATAATTCAGCAATTCTCTGCTTCTCGTGTTCTGAGGTGTTAGCCCATAGGTAACCCAATAGGTAGTGAGCACCCGAATCTCTATCGTTGCCACGAATTTGACGGGTAACGGCAAGTACATCTCTAAGTTCAACGCTCATTATTTATCACCACTTTCATCATTGTCACGATACCAAACGGAATCAGAGGAGGAATATCCTTTAGCGCATATTGTGCAGATAGAATGATTAGTGCAATAGCAAGAATTTATATCTCTCATTATTTAACCTCCACTAAGTTAGTTTCCAATACTGTCCAACCTTCTAAGACTTTCTGACTTAGATAGTCCCAAGCCTTAGTCTCGCTTTCGCAGAGAGCAATAACAGTACCTGTAAAGCCCATATTTGAGCCAACCCAAGTTAGTTGATATTTTGTTTTATTTAGTGTAGTCATTTTAGACCACCTTTCTTAGCAAGTGTTTCTTGCTTTCTTTATACTGTAAGTATAACAGGGGGGTCTGACATCTACTGATCAGTAAGTAGGGCAAATCGGACATTTTGATTTGTGATGTGCGCCACACAGTAGGGCAAGGGTTTGAGCAGGGCTTTTGTGGCACTGGTGGGATGTGATCTGCATTACAATTTGGTGGCACTGGTAGCAAGGCTTTCGGATTATGTGCTCACTATATTTTTGTGATATTGCACACATATACACGTATCATACATCTGAACAAAATATTCAGATTTTAGTTAATATGGTTTTAGAAATTTTTTCAGATTTGCGGTATAATGAATCTATGGGAATATTAGATAATATAGAAAACGCCTGGGATCCAGAATTCCAGTTTCAGTCAAAGGCTATACCAGAAACAGATAATATGGGAAGATCACCAGGAGCATGGAAAACAGGTCCTGCAGTATATAATGCCTTAACTTTAAAATTATTTTCAGAAGCAGGCAAGCATGAGTAATACAACAGAAGAACTAACTCCTGATCAGGCACAAGCGATTTTGCTATTTCAAATTGAGCAGAAACTAAGGTTTATTATTGCAAACCAAGTTGAAGAAAAATTCCACGGTATGTATCATAACGAATCACACGATATCGCACAATTTATCCGCAATATGTCTTAAGCAATAACTCCACCTGATTGCAACTTATCATATATATTAGACATCATAAAACCAAGTCCTGGCTGACTCACTTCAATCTGCATTTTAATATCTTCTTCTCTTAATCCAGCCTGAAGGCCTAAAGCCAAGTTATCCTCATTGATGCTATCTAACATAATCTTTACTGCTTCTTCTTTTGTCATTTTTCACCATTTCTCTATAGGGCATTTCGCTTCTTGCAATGTGGTTTTTAACTTCATAAAACATCCACATTTTCTACACTTCTGAAGTGATTTTTTAAACCACTCACATTCATTGCATATTTTTAGGCGGGACTCAATGAGTTCACGATTTGATCTTGGTTGATTAGGATCAAACAAGTCACCAAACCTAACATCACTCACTTCCAATCCACCTCTTGATCGTATGTAACCGAATACTCGCCTCCGAATATTTCAGCATATGAAATTATATCTCTATTATACCTTATGACGGTGTTTAAGCCTACTTTGTCTGATACATACTTGATACCCTGGGTTAATGGCTCAAACTTCATCCCCTGGGCTTCTAGGCCCTTGTTAAGGGTATCTATGTATCTTGTCTTGCCGTATCTTTTAGAGGTAAAGGATTGATCTACATATTCAAACCTTGCTTGCACATCATTTTCTCTTGCAATGTCCGAATTGTCTGTTATATACTTTACTGCCAAATGATCCATCCGTGTAGACCAATTTCGCATATTCTCGCTGTACTTCTCCATGTTCTTTAGAGTTGAGTCAGCGAAAGCCATGCGTATAAGGTCAGAGGCGGAGGTTTGAACCTCTGTTGCGAAACTTATCAAAAAAGCGGTTGCATATGGGAACTTGTCAGTATATGTCGTCACGCCGAAGTGTACATTCGGATTAAACGACTCAACTGACATACCGTCTTCAAGCAGTCTCATATGATTGCCGAGAGATACATACTCTTGTCTATTCATATCGCAGTCGACGAATAAACATTCCTCTGCATTGATCCCGTCGGCGAGACATAAAATATTTTTGTCGTATGAGCCTACTATTTTTGAACCATTAAAGCGCTCTAATAATTTTGCGGTCATAAAGCCATCCATATCGGGAGATATGATTAGATTCTTAGAATAGTTTAGCGTGTCAAGTATTTGTGATTTCATCTTTCCATTTTTTCTATTTTTTCTTTAATCTTGTCAGAAAGTTCTTGCAAATCAATGCCGTGCTGCTCGCCATATTTTTTAATTTCTTCTAATGCCTTAACAACGTAGTCTTGTTTGGAATAGTCGCAGTATGTCAAAAAATTAATCATATCATTTTCTGAACTAAGGTGAGGACCATCACAGATCCAAGTATTAATACAAAATGGGCAGAACAATTTATTTTTATCTATCATAGAAACTCTATATTCTTTGTGTGTGCAATAGGAAGAACATCAACTATAAGATGAATTCTATTTTTATCACTAGAGTTTTGAACTGAATGATATCTTCTGTTGTTTAACTCATAGACGTTGCCTTCTTCTAAGTGAAATACTTCACCATCTACAGTAAAAGTGCACATTTCGTTGGTTATGATTGGAATATGGAATCTTCTGGAAAGGTATAATAGATCCCCTCTATCTTTGTGTGTTCTAATACTGCTATTAGGCGATAAATTTATAATTTCTGATCTAATGACTTTTCCTTGCACACAAGACTCAAGATTTTTATAAATGTGTTCTAATTCCTGCATTGCATTTTTTGTTTTTAAATTATTTGGAGAAGTTGATAAAACCTTATCTTTTAAATTCCAAGAATAGTCAAGTTCTTTTAATTGATACATAAAAGTTTCTTCGTGAGTTTGATAATTGCTTTGTCTAGAAATATCGATAAGCCATTCTTCAATGTAGTCGGCAACTTCTTTTTTTATTTGCTCTGTTTCTGCAATACCAATATAATTAATTCCCCAATTATCTTCTTTGCTTAAAATAATATTTTGTCCCCAAGCCTTTTCTTTATTTGATTCTAGCACTTAACTGTCCTTTCTTAAAAAATTATAAACATCTATGTCAATATTATTTATTTTGTAAATTTCATTATAACATTCTTTATAAAATTTTAAATCAATCGCAGGTGACTCATTTATTTTTTTAGAAAAATCAAGGTTAGATACATCCTCTAATTCAAAGATATTAAATACTTTTTTGTAAAGATCTTTGTCTTCATAAAATAAGATTTCTATATTATTTATATTAATGCTTTCTAAAACAGACTCTTTATTTATTTCTTTATTTATTAAAGACCATCCAGACAAGACGTGCTTTTGCATATCACTTATATTATTATTATAATTTCCAAGATCTATATTTTGTGTTAAAAATTTAGACTGCTGATTTGATAATAATTCTTTAAAGTTTTTATCTGTTAAAAAAAAGTTAAAGGCATCTTCTACACTTTTATCACTATAAAACCACTTCCAGATATATTTCATATAACTAAAAGATCTTTCTACTGGATCTCTTAATATTGAAAAAGTTTTTTTGGAATAGGATATTGGGGTTAATCCGTAGTGACCAATAATGTAGTCTTTATCTTTAAAATCTTCTTTTTCTATTCTAAACTCATGGCCAGACAGCATATCTTTTTTATTTATTTCAGAGTGATAGCCGATGGCTCTTTTAATAAAAATTCCAGAAGTTCTTGGAATGTGCAAGTAATATATGGCAGTATTCATTTTTTAAATACACCCCTTATAATAATATAGTTATGACAATCCAAGACTGGGCTTCCCTAATAGTAGCCATACTTACAATTGTATCATCAATAGCCTTTGGAATCAAGTGGCTTGTCAAACACTATTTAGCCGAACTTAAGCCTAATTCAGGGTCATCAATGAAAGACCAAATTTCAAGACTGGAACTTCGTATTAGCGAAGCAGATGTTAGTCGTACTCAAATGAAAGAAGATCATAAAGTTATGAAGGCTAAACTTGACCATATGTACGATATACTAATTGAATATATTGCTAAATCCAAATAACTATATATACTATATATAAGATATCTTGTAAATACAAACCTTAAAGATATTCTTTTCTTCTTATATATATTTAGTATACACTATCCGACATCCTGACACTTTATGACAAAAGAGTACAAAACGGACATTCTCTATTATAACAATCTTATAACTTTAAATATCACTGTCCGAATTGTACTGATATGATATACTTTAAGTTGACTAGTACTCTGGTTTGTCTCTCATACCCACCAGCCTGAGTACTAGTCTTTTTTTATGGTATAATCACATTATGAGTCTTTGTTCACCTGAGATATTTGGAGCAGATCCTGCTCGAATCAAATGGAATATAGTTAGAGGAGATACCTCTCCGCTTCGTGTTGAATTTTTAGAAGATGACGAAGAAACATATTTTGATACCTCTGATTGGACCTTTGAGGCTACTACTTATGATCCTCAGTCTGATGCTTTAGATACCCTGGAAGTTACAGCAGAAGATGGGTATGTTGATATTATGGCTCCAGCATCCATTACTGAATTATGGGGTACTGGATTTAAATCAGTTGTAACAGAATTAACTTTTGATCTCCAGGTAACTATTGACGGAGAAACAATATGGACACCTTTGATTGGAACTATCTCTGTAATCGGAGATATTACAGGTAGTCTATAATGGCCGTAGTAAAAGTAACAACTCCAAGACCTGAGTTGCCACCAGTAATTAAAATCAAAAACAAAGTCTTTAAAGTAAACAAATAATACAGTGAGATAATGTACTTATGGCTGCTTCTAAATCTATGGACTTTCCAGGTGCAAAAAAATCTTCTTATGCTGCACAAGTAGAACAAAGTCAAGCATCTCCATATCAAGAAAATACTCTTTCCTTCCTTCCAGTTCCTGGACCAGTAGGTCCACCAGGACCAGCAGGTAAAAACGGAATAGATGGAAAAGAAGGACCTCAAGGACCAGAAGGAAAACCAGGTCCAAGAGGGTCAGCAGGTCCAAATGGTAAAGACGGTGTAAGTTCTTTATCATCTGCTGGTCAGCAAGCAGGTTGGGCTTCATACCAAAACACTATTAATAAACCAACAAAACTTGGAATCTCTGAAGGCGATGATGGATGGGTAACACTTTTATTAGACACAAAAGATCAATTACAAAATGAAACATATTTGCCTAAAGGCTGCACCAGTCTTTGGAATAGTCATCAAAGGGCTCTAAACTTCCACGGGATCAAAGAAGGCTCCCAAATATTCGTAACATACAACTTTGAACTAACTACCTATACCGCTAATACTGAGGTTTGGCTAAGGACATACTTTGCAAGCAGGGATAAGGAATTTGTCCAATTGATAGGATCTTTTAAATACCAGAATTCTTATAGCCTTTCTATAACTCAGCAGATTTTTATAGAAGATACTGCCATGTGGGGCAATGGGGCTATTCCACAGATTAGAACAGACTTTGATGCATCCGTAATTTTTAATTCTGTCTATGTCAGCGTGGTATAATAAAACTATGGCATTTCCAGGAGAATTAAATATAAATTATTACAAGGGTGACACCTATGAGTTTAAGGTATACCCTCAAAAAACAGATGGATCTATTTTTGACTTAGATGACTATAGCGGTGCTACTTTTACAATTGCAGAAATTAGAGGTGCAGCAGGAGTTCCAGATCAAATTATTGGAAGCGCAATAATTTCAACAGATGGAACATATATTACCTGCGCTATCACTCCAGACAACGGTGATGATATGGATGCATCTATAACCTATGTTTATGATGTTCAAGTTTATGCTCCAGGCTCAGGAACCTATGATAAAGTTCTTACACTTTTAACTGGATCTATTTCAGTAACAGATGACGTAACTCAGGGCTATGAAAGTTAATGACAAACGTATTTGTATCCTCTGAAGATGTTAAAGTAATTGGTGGCACAGCAAATGTTAATGTCGAAGTTGATTTTGGACCACAAGGAGATAGAGGTAGTATTTTCCTTGTAGGAAACGGAAATCCAAATGGAGTAACACATTCTGAAGTATTGCAATTACTTGACCTTTATATAAATGTTCAGGCAACAGATGATGACTATATGGGTCTTTATCAATACGTAAGTGTTTCTGGTGTTAATACTTGGGTATTAACTGGAACATTACTAAAAGATAAGTTTAGCGTTGTAAGAAGTGTTGGTTTTACAGATGGTCAAACAACAAGCGAAGTAGATTTTAGAGTATTAAACATTGCACAACAAAGCCTTGTTGGTGGTCTAACAGCAGCAAATTTTAATGTTCAGTGTACATTTTCTGACCCTACAAACCCTATTGCACATTCTATTGTAATTAAGCCTTTGGAATTTGAAGCAGGAACTGGGGATCAAATCCTTCCAGTTGATATAAATGCCGTTGAATTTTCAGGTGGAAGTTGGATTAATCTAAACAGAACAGTTTCTATTCATTTCCTAATTACGGTGGTATAATTTAAAATGGTGATATGTAATGGCTGCTGAATATACTGATGATACGCTTAATGGTACTGGGGTATACCCAACCAAGATACCTGGCTATGATGACGCAGCCGATATTCAGGAAGCCTTAAGACTTTATCACTATGGATCAACAACAATTCCTACAGAAACTAATCTTGGTACTGCAAGTGGAATCAATACAAAGTCAATAGCAGGCTATCTTCAAACTTTAGTTAATGCAGATGCAACACACACTGCCGATACCACAAATGTTCATGGTATTACAGATACTTCAGTTTTAGCAACTCAAACATACGTTACAAATGCAATCGCTGGCGCAACAGATGTTTATGAAGAACTTGCTGGAGTAGGAATTGACTGGAACACAGGAACAGAAGCATTTGATATTTCAAATTCTCTATTATTAGTCTCTCCTAAAGAAAAAATAGACATATCAGCAACCGCTGCTACTGGAACTATAAATCTTGATGTTAGCACTGCATCTGTCAATATTCGCACATCTAATTCTGCTGCAAACTATGTTTTAAATGTTAGAGGCAGTTCATCAGTTACCCTGAATTCTTTAATGAGTATTGGAGAATCTATTACAGTTACTTTTGAATCTCCGAATGGATCAACAGCATATTATGCTACTGGATATACTATTGACGGTAACGCAGTTACTCCTAAATGGCTGGGTGGAACAGCCCCAAGCGCAGGAAATGTTAGCGCAACAGATTTGTATATGTTGCAAATTAGAAAAACCGCTAACGCTACTTTTACATGTCTAGCATCTCTGTCTAAGTTTGCTTAGTTAGGAAAAGGAGAACCATGAGTCCTTTATTCCGTAACCCAAGTAGCATAGGAATATTTCTTTCATCAATCGTTACTCCAACACCTACTCCAGCACCTACTCCAGCACCTACTCCAGCACCTACTCCAGCACCTACTCCAGCACCTACTCCAGCACCTACTACCCCTGCACCAACTACCCCTGCACCAACTACCCCTGCACCAACTACTCCAACACCAACTACTCCAACACCAACTCTTACTTATACAGCAAGCGTTTGTTGCTATGATTCAAGTGGTCCTACATATTACTCAGTAGCAGGTACAAGCAGCGTAAGTCAAACAGATGCAGGAAATATAGCATCTTCAAACTGTACTAGTATTGGAGATGTAGTTATTGGAGCAACAGAAATTGGATCTCCTCATTCTTCTTGCCCACCAGTTACTCCTGCACCTACTACCCCTGCACCTACTACTCCTGCACCTACTACTCCTGCACCTACCACTCCTGCACCTACTACTCCAACACCTATAGCCCCTTCTTATTTAGCAACCGCTTGCTGTTATGATAGCAGTAACAATAATTATTATACATCGCCAGGTTCAAGTAGTGTAAGTTCATCAGCAGCAGAATCTGCAGCATCTACAGGCTGTACTTCAATTGGAGACGCAACTGTTGGAGTAACTTCTACATTTGGCACAACTTATCCATCAATAACTTGCCCACCAGTTACTCCCGCACCTACTACTCCTGCACCTGCTACTCCAGCACCTGCTACTCCAGCACCTGCTACTCCAGCACCTGCTACTCCAGCACCTGCTACTCCAGCACCTGCTACTCCAGCACCTGCTACTCCAGCACCTGCTACTCCAGCACCTGCTACTCCAGCACCAGTATGTACACCTAATTGGCAAACCACTTCTACGTTTTGTATTCCTGGTGGAGACCTTATGGCAAATCAAAGCGATGGATGTGGAAATACTAGAACTCAAGTTGCTGCTTATTGTGAATCATCCTGTGGATGTATCCCTTAATGCTATACTTAGATAAAGAAAGAAAGGTAGAAAATGTATAAAAAAGTATTTTCTTTTGTAATTGATACAGACTCTGTTCCATTTATTTCTATAGATCTTGATGAAACTGGAACTAATGCAAAAAATCCTGTCCAAGCAGGACTTCTTGATGTTCTTTCTAAAAGTCCAACAGTAGTTGAACTAAATGGAATTTCTCCTAAAGTTGGTGCTGCTTGGGATGGACTTACATTTGAAGAGTTTACAAATAATCCAATAATACTTACAAGTCCTAATCTTGAAAATGAAGATCTTACAAAAATAAAACATTTTTCTTTAGTTGTAGATGGAAAACATTCTTCAGTTTTTGGAATTAATACAATAACATCAGAAGGAGTGATGATCGCAGCAGGGCTATCAAGTAATCCAGTAATTGTAGGAAGCATAGTTTCTTAATGGAAGAAAATTTAACACCCTGGCAAAAATACAAACAAAATCTTGGAGATACACGACCTTGGGATATAGTAAATCCTAATACAGGATGGATAGATGAAGAAAAAGCAAAAGAAAGATTTTCTATTTGCAACGGCTGCCCAGAACTAATAAAATTAACTACCCAGTGCAAAAAGTGCGGATGTTTTATGAAAATTAAAACAAAAATGGAATTAGCAACTTGCCCACTAGGAAAATGGTAGATAATGATAAAAGAAGAAATAGCACCAGGAATAGTTGTATATGATAATGTAATACCTAATAGCAAAAACCTATATATAGATATTGAAGAGGGTCTTGCTTCATTAAAAATAGAATGGGCTAATGCATCAGTAAAAAAAGATACAGAACCTGGCGTAGACATTAAAGTAAGAGATACACACACAATAGGTCTTAACTATGTAGGGGCAATTCAAGACATTTCTGTAGTTAGAGATATGTCTGAAATGTTTTATACTAATCTAAACAACATATTTTTTGAAAATTTTAATCTTGTTGAAAAAGACTATCTTTCAGCATATGGAATTTCTTCAATATGGCACGACGCATACTCAATATTAAAATATGGCCAAGGACAACAGTTTACCAATCACATAGATGATCATCCAGATTACCATAGGAGAGTATCTACAGTTTATTATTTAAACGAAAATTACACGGGAGGAGAAATTAACTTTCCCCGTTTTAATGTTACCCTTAAACCAAAGGCTAATCAAATGATAGTATTTCCTTCAACTTATGTTTATAATCACTCTGTATCTCCAGTAATTGAAGGAGAAAGATATGCAGTAGTTAGTTGGTTGAAGTGAAAGATCCAGTATTAGTAAATAACTTATTAAATCCCCAAGACTACACAAATCTAATTGGCTCTTTAAAAAATCCTAAAAGTTTTGGATTTGACCCTGGCTTTAGCAGATATGCCATTGGAGAAGGTGGGCTTCCAATTCTTGGTGAGTTTGCAAATAAACTAACACAAACTGCAAGAAAAATATTTAATAGTGAAACATTAATGCCAACATATACATTATTTGTTCATTATGAAGGACAGGACCCTGCTCCAAGTCTTTATAAACACAAAGATGATAATGCCTGCACCTACACTCTTGATATGTGTGTTTATCAAAATGAACCGTGGGATTTATGGGTGGAAGATAAAAACTATTGTCTTTATCCCAATCAAGCGTTAGCATATTATGGAAATGAACAATTACACTGGAGAGAAAAGTTTCCAAATCCAGAAACAAATCATGTTGCTATGATATTTTTTCATTTTGCAGAGCCAGATCATTGGTATTTTACAAAAGGTCCTAACTATTTAGAAGTTATAAGAAATCAAATATCAGAAAAAAATTGGATGGAAAAAAATACATGAGTAGTATTTTTATAAACATAGCGGCTTACCACGATTATGAGTTAAGCAAAACAATAGATAGTTTAATTAATAATAGTTCTAAAAATAATGATTTATTTTTTGGAGTTCATTATGTTTATGAAGATGAAGACAATATAGGTATTCCGAAGTATAGTAATGTTGATTATTTAGTTAGCAAAGCCCCAGAAAATCTTGGACCTGGAACAGGAAGACACTTGGCAAATACTTTGTATAAAGGCCAAGACTACTACATGGTTATAGATTCTCACTCTAGAGTAATAAAAAATTGGGATGAATATCTTATAGCAGACATACTAATGTATCAATCTGAAGGACATTTAAAGCCAGTTTTAACTTGCTATCCAGCAGCGTATTGGTATGATGAAGAAGGGAACGAAGTTTTAGGAGATAATTATGGACCACAAAACATAGATTTTAATAAGGGTGAGTATTTCCAAAATCTTTTTAAAACAGAACTAAATACTTCAAATTTAGGTTGTATAAATAATAATAAATATCAAAAATCTTTATCTGGAGGATTTAGTTTTACAATATCTCCATATATAAAATTAAATAAAGAAATAGCCTTTGCCGAAGAGTTTGCTGTAGGAGCAATGCTATATACAAATGGATTTGATTTATTGATACCAACTAAACTTGTTATATATCATTATTATTCTAATGCAGCAATTGGAAAATTTGAAGAACATAAAAGAAGAAGCATTTGGAAATATGAAAAAAATGAAAAAGTTTTATCTGAAATATTTAAAATTTCAAAAGAAGTTAATTATAAAATGTTTAATGATAACATAGTTGCAGAAGGATTTCTTGGATCAGAAAGAACCTTAGATGAATATGCTGAGTATGCAAATCTTAACTTTAAGAATAAGGAGTTGTTATGAATAATGCAATAGTCTATTCTTTTCATGTTAGAGAATCTTCATTGTTAAAAAATAGATGCTATAAACAATTAGTATATTCCCTGCACACCTTAAGAAAATTTAACAAAGATATAATGGTTTATGTTTATATTGCGCCAATTTTATCATTAGAAAATATTAATCTTGGAGAAAATGTAATTATAGTGCCATTTGAAAACATTGATGAAGAAGGATGGCCAGATGAATGGACCAAACTCGGATATCAACAATTTTTAAAACATAGATGGCAAAATGCAATATCTTCAATAGAAAAGTATAACCTGGATAATGTTTTATATTTAGATACTGATACAGTTTTTTATGATGATGTTAATAAAATATTTAATAAATATGGAAACACAGATCATCTTTGGGCAAAGCCAGACAATAGTGATGACTTAATGAATAAAGTTGAAGTTTGGCCAGGAATAAATGATGGTCAATTTTTACTTAGTAAAAGTATAGCAAAAAAAGAAATACTTGACCATATTAAATTTTATGTTAACCATACTTTAAATTATAACAAAGATAGGCTTACAAAAGAAGATCATTTGGCGTTACATTGGGTATCAGTGCAATATGCAGTTTTTGATTATTTTCAAAATATAAACAATCCAGTAAAACACTTTGATAGCCGTGAGGTTATGTTGCACCTAGAGCCAACTTATAATGACACATCAAGACTAATTCTTCAGCATTACTATAATGGTAATTTTGAAAAAGTAGTTCCAGAAGAGTTTAGATCATGAAAGTTTTAATAACTGGAGTTGCTGGATTTATGGGCAGCCATTTAGCAGATGAATTTATTAAACGAGGGCATCATGTCGTTGGAATTGATAACCTTATTGGTGGTTATTATGAGAATATTCCAGATGCCGTTGAATTTTATGAAAAAGATCTGGGTGACCTTGATTTAGTTGTAGATCATTTTAAAGGTATAGATATTGTTGTTCATACAGCCTGTACAGCCTATGAAGGCTTATCAGTCTTTAGCCCAGCGCTAGTAACCAGGAATACATCTCACATAACCACAGTGGCTTTAAGTGCTTCTATAAAAGCAGGGGTAAAAAAGTTTGTGCATATGTCATCAATGGCAAGATATGGAACACAAGAAGCAGTTCCATTTACAGAAGACATGGTGCCAAAACCACAAGATCCATATGGTATTGCAAAGTATGCATCAGAGTTGCTAATTAAAAATATCTGTGAAACACACGGAATGGATTATGTAATTTTGGTTCCACATAACATAATTGGTCCAAGGCAAAAATATGATGACCCATTTAGAAATGTTGCGTCAATAATGATAAATAGAATGTTACAAGGCAAACAGCCAATAATATATGGAGACGGATCTCAAATGAGATGCTTTTCTTTTATGCAGGATGTCATTGACCCATTAATGGTTGCTTGCGAAACAGATATAGCAAATGGAATGGTTATTAACATAGGCCCAGATGAAGAATTTATTACAATAAATGATCTTGCAAAAAAAATTGCTGTAATCCTTAAATTTGATTTAGATCCTATTTATATGCCAGGAAGACCACAAGAGGTTTTAAATGCAAACTGTTCTGCAAGCCTTGCAAGAAAAGTTTTAGACTATAAAACAAAAAAATCTCTAGAGTCTGGTCTAGAAGATCTTTGTGGTTGGATTAAATCTCAGGGGTCTAAAGAGTTTTCCTACCACCTGCCCTTGGAGTTTATAACAGATAAAACCCCAAGGACGTGGGTAGAACATATTATTTAGGAAATTTCTTCATCCACATTCTGGTCTTTGGCGTAATGCCTTTCCAAGAAGACCAATCTTCTCCACCATTGGTCATATAGTATGCAATCTCTGCATTTTTAACGGGATTAAATAATTCAGCATTAGTCTCAAGATCAAACTTTTCTCTACGATCAGGACCAAGGTTGTCAATCATATTGATTTGGAACATTCCATAGGATGAGTCGCCAGTCTTGTGATTACCATTAAAAGCCAGTGGTCGCCCATTAGACTCCTTTTTAGCAACTGCCCAAGCAACTACAAGGTCTTTACCCTTAAAGCCTACCAAGGACAGAAGTTCCTTTAATTCTAAATCAGTCAAAAAAGTCTTATTCTCAAAACTTTCTAATTTCTTTTCCTTAGAAACCAAAAAAACCTCTTGCGAGGTGATTTCCAATGTTTGAGCCTGTTCCAGGCTAAGATTATTCTTTGTATTAAGATCTGAAGAAGCATTAGCAGAGTTTGACAAAACCGTTACTAGTGCTACGATACTGAGTGTGCTAATGATCTCTTTGTTTCTTTCGATAAATTTAATCATAGTTTCCTCCTTAGAAAACAATAACACCTTGGTAGGTGTATGTACTAAGTATAACATGATTTTGAGCCAAAAGTCAAATTTGGGTGTATAATTATTTTATTATGACTACATATGCTAATTCTACCACGGGAGTTACATATCCCCTGGAAACCTCACCAGTAAACGTACACGGAGATTTTAAGAAATTAGCAGAATCTCTTGATGCAATTCTACCAGCATATGGCGTATCATATTTTCAGATTAATGTAAAAAATAATAGCGGGGCTTCAATAAGTGCTGGAGTGCCAGTATATGCAACAGGGTATTCAACAAAAACCACAATAG